TGAAACAATTAGAGGACTTGTGTGCTAAAACTGTAGAAGAAAAAAACTCTGTTCAGACAGAGCGGAAAATCATAGATGACTTACAGGTAGATAGTACAAACACAGAGGCACAACGAAAACAATTAATTGAAGACCTTCATACAATGGAAATTGCCACAGTTCTTCTAAAAGACAGCGGCATCAAACGAAAAATTATTCGTAAATATATTCCTGCTCTCAACAAGATTGTAAACAAATATTTGATTTCTATGGATTTTTTTGCACAGTTTACCCTTAACGAAGATTTTGTTGAAATAATCAAGAGTCGCTACCGTGACGAGTTCTCGTACGATAATTTTAGTGAGGGTGAAAAATTAAGAATTGATCTGTCCCTCTTGTTAGCGTGGAGAGATATTGCTAGAATGAAGAACAGTGCAAACACAAATCTTCTTATTCTTGATGAAGTATTTGACTCCTCTCTTGATTCTGTGGGAACAGAAGAGGTAATTAAAATTCTTCAAAACATGGGTAGATCAAATAATATTTTTGTTATCTCACACAAATCTGACCAAATGCTAGATAAGTTTCAAAACATTCTTGTCTACAAAAAGGTAAACAACTTCAGCAAACTATGCTAACCATGAACCAAAAACTATCCAATGAACGTGCTCGTAGAATTCTGTCTGGAGGTAATGAACCAGAATTTACAACCATTTCTAAAAACGCAGACCACGATCTGCTTTTGGAAAAATCTCTCCATTGGTATCGGCAGAATTTTAATTTACTTTTAGGAAAAAAATGGGTTTCAGAATGGCTAATTAGCAAGGGTCGTGACGATGACGCAAAACTAGTCTTTCGTGCATCAAAAAACTTATTAAGAATGATTTCACCGTACTGCCGATGTGCTAGTCGCGGATTTCCCATGACGGAAAAGCAGATGGAGTTTATTCTTAAAAATGTTAACGAATTGCTCCTAGACGCACGAAAGCGAGAAATTCAAAAACCAGCAGATAAAACAACGGTTCAGGATCGTATTGAAGCAAAAGCAAATGAAATGCTTACTACTCTTGAACCTGTGCTTGATATTTTAACTGAAAGCGTGATTGTAAAAAAGAAGTGTAATCCTATTGTTGACTGGATCAAGACAGCTGGTCTAAACAAACCCATGGCTACAGTGGCACTTAACCGTTTACAAAAGTCGTATACAGAAATAAAAGCAGCACAAGATAAAACAGATGCAGATTTGGTAGAGGCGTATTCATATTTGAAATCCAAAAATCTAAAAAAACTTGTGGAATATTTCGAAGAAGCAATTAGTAATTTAAATGATCGTATTACTGTTTTACGGTCTTCACGCAAACCTCGTAAGAGCAAACCCAAGAGCGCACAGTCACAGGTCAAGAGCTTAAAATTTATGTTGAAAAGTAATGTGTTTGGGGTTGACTCTGTGCAACCAAGTGATATTATTGGTTCACAAGGACTAGTAATGTTCAACACCAAAACTAACAAGGCTATTGTGTTTGTGGCAGTGGAACCCAAAACAGGACTGCTTATTAAGGGGTCCACTGTTCTTGGTTTTGACTCGTCCAAGTCTTTTGAAAAGACGGTTCGCAAGCCTGAAGAGTTTGTGAAAAACACTAATGAATGCCGTAAAACATTTACTGTAGCAGTGCGTTACCTTAACAACGTAAAGACAAAATCAGAAATTCCAACAGGGCGAGTAAATAAGCACTGCCTTATTTTACAGGTACAGTAATGATTCTTGTAGACAACACACAGGTTCTATTGTCCTCTATTTTTGCACAGACACGGGATATTGGCACAATTGACGAAAACCTTATACGACACATGGTTCTGAATACATACAGAATGTATCGCAAAAAGTTTTTTCGTGAGTACGGTGAACTTGTGATTTGCCAAGACGATGGTGTGTCTTGGAGACGTGAATTTTTTCCACTGTACAAAGCAAAGCGTAGAGCTGACCGCAAGGAAAACCCCGAGCAGTGGGAGCAATTCTACAACATCATAAATACTATTCGTGAAGAAGTAGCAGAAAACTTTCCGTACAGAAACATGATTGTGAAGGGCTGTGAAGCAGATGACATTATAGCGTTTCTCACGAAGCGGTATTCTCCCACTGAGAAGGTACTTATTCTTAGCGGAGATAAAGACTTTGGGCAGTTACAGATACATCCTAATGTGACTCAGTATTCGCCAGTGTTAAAAAAGTTTATATCCGTGGAGAATCCAAAACAGTATTTGTTTGAACACATTATTAAGGGTGATTCTTCTGATGGCGTTCCCAATGTACTGTCTGATGATGATTCATTAATTAACAAGTCTAAACGACAGAAACCTGTTACAAAGAAGCGAATGGAACAGATACTAAAGTTCTACGTAGACACAGGTAATATTCAGACCGAGTATACCGAAAATTGGAATCGCAATAAAATTCTTATTGATCTGCTGCACATTCCTGTGAAGTACGAAGAAAAAATTGAATTTGAATGGAATAAACCAGTAACCCCCACTCGTGCTAAGATTTTGAACTACATGATAGAGAAAGGATTGCGTAACCTAATTGAAGATATTGGAGACTTTTAAATGAGCAGAAGCAATGATTGGTTTAAATATGACCGTGACCGTAGTGCACGAAAGGCACAAAAAACTGTGGATCGCAAACACAAAAGTGCGCGAAGACACAGTGAAAAACAGCAGTTGAATGATATTACAAATGATCTAAATTCAGGAATAAAGGATTTTGAATATGACGAGTACAAAAACAATGACAAATAATTCTATCACTATTTCCAAGCGAACTCTTGAGATTCTCAAGAACTTTGCGACTATTAATTCTGGTATTATTGTGAACCACGGTAATACTCTAAACACCCTGTCCTCCACAAAAAATATTCTTGCCGAGGCAAAAGTAAACGAGACTTTTAGCAAGTCGTTTGCTATTTGGGACTTAAACAAGTTTCTTGGCACGGTTAGTTTGTTCAAGGATCCAGAGTTTGTGTTTGAAGAGAACTACATTACTGTGAAGAGCGGAAAGTCTAATGTTCGCTACTATTACTGTGATCCAAAGTTGGTGACTTCTACAAGTAAAAAGATTTCTATGCCGTCTGCTGTGGTACAGTTTGATCTAACAGCAAAAGATTTTGCCGATATTGTAAAGGCAGCGTCTGTGCTTCAGGTGGGGCATTTGTGTGTTCGTTCATCTGCTGACGGCAAACACATTGAATTTGCTGCTATAGACAGGGGAGATGTTACTTCTAACTTCTATTCGCTTGTGGTGGGAGACAATACTTCAGAAGCAACTTTTGAATTTATTTTTGATGTGGAAAACCTGAAGATTCTACCTGGTGATTACACGGTTGCAATTTCAGAAAAAGTGGTGTCGTGTTTCTCTAACAAAAATGAACCGTTAAAGTATTGGATTGCCCTAAACTCCGACTCTACCTACGAGGCTTAAGTTTGACTACAACAAATGTGAATGGTTTGTGGACTGAGAAATACAGACCACAAACTGTGGAAGACTGTATTCTACCAGTAGAAACCAGCGAAAGTTTCTTGCGGACAGTTGAGTTGGGTGAACCACAAAACCTTCTGTTGTCTGGAGGACCAGGTTGTGGCAAGACCTCTGTGGCAAAGGCACTGTGTGCTGATCTTGGTTGTGACGTGATGGTGATTAATTGTTCCGAAGACGGAAACATTGATACCCTCCGCACAAAGATACGGAGTTTTGCTTCTACTGTGTCGCTTACTGACGGAGTGAAAAAGGTGGTGATATTGGACGAGTTTGACTATTCAAACGCACAATCAACACAACCCGCGCTCCGTGGTTTCATTGAGGAGTTTGCAGACAATTGCCGGTTTATTCTTACCTGCAACTTTAAAAACAGAATCATTGAGCCACTCCACTCTCGCTGCACCTGTATTGACTTCAGGATTCCACAAAAGGAAAAACCGCAGATGGCAGTGCAGTTTTTGAAACGAGCCGAGGAAATCCTCAAGACCGAGGGGGTGGAGTACGACCAAAAGGTTGTTGCTCAACTAGTGTCCAAGTACTTCCCTGACTTTCGCCGTACCCTGAACGAGTTACAGCGGTACTCGGCAGGAGGCAAGATTGATGTGGGCATCCTGCAAACCCTTGGAGATTTGCAGATTAATGGGCTGATAAAGTCCATGAAGGGCAAGGATTTTGGTGGGGTTCGTAAGTGGGTGGTGGAGAACCTTGACAACGATCAGTCTCGTGTATTCCGTGCGGTGTACGATGGGTTGTACGAGAACTTGGAAAGTGGATCCATTCCACAAGCAATTCTTATTCTTGGTGACTACCAGTACAAAGCAGCATTCGTAGCAGACGCAGAAATCAATCTTACTGCGTGTATGGTGCAGTTGATGATGGAGTGCAAGTTTAAATGAGTACACACCGTATCATTACAGGCGACTGTATTGAAGGCATGAAGACGCTGCCAGACGGCTGCGTTCACACCTGTATCACATCTCCTCCGTATTTTGGACTCCGGGATTATGGTCACGGCGCACAGATCGGACTTGAGAAAACTCCCGAGGAGTATGTCACTCGCATGGTCGAGGTGTTTCGTGAGGTGCGGCGGGTGCTGCGTGATGATGGGACGCTGTGGCTGAACCTGGGGGACTCGTACTGGGGCGGCAAAGGGCAGAATGGCACATCGAAAGCATTGGGGAACGCAAAAGAACGCGGATACCAGCAGCCACGCGGGACAATCGTTTCCAAGATGCGGCCGCAGGACGGAAAGCACTATACACTCAAGCCCAAAGACATCATCGGCATCCCGTGGCGGATCGCCTTCGCGTTGCAGGCCGATGGCTGGTGGCTGCGGCAGGACATCATCTGGAACAAGCCCAATCCCATGCCAGAGAGCGTTGCGGATCGCTGCACGAAGGCGCACGAATACATCTTTATGCTGTCCAAAAAGCCCCACTACTATTACGACCACGAAGCGGTGAAAGAATCAGCTTGTAATTGGGGAACCCGCGACCGCTCTAATATGCGGGACGGAACCACCGATCCCAAACTAAAGCACCACGGACTAAAGGGCAAGGAGTGGGAAGACAATCCGATGAAGAATAAACGGTCAGTGTGGACAGTGAACACACGGGGCTACAAGGGCGCACACTTTGCGGTGTACCCCGAAGACTTGATCCTGCCGTGTGTGCTTTCTGGCACAAGCGCACATGGATGCTGCCTGAAGTGCGGGAAACCGTGGCAGAGGGTGGTGGAGAAGGGTCAAAGCACATACTCCAAGATCAAGCAGCAGACGGGACATGATTGGCGTGATATGCAGGCTCAGGCCGAATCGAACGGCACAGCGTTGAAAGCCGGAGGAAATAAATCAGTCGGTGGAACACGGCTTCCTAATGGCACGGTGCCAAGCCTCAACTCAGCGAACTCCCACACCGTTGGCTGGCAAGCAGCTTGCAAGTGCGGAGGCAACCTCGTACCCTGCACCGTTCTCGACCCCTTCACAGGCAGTGGCACGACAGCAGTAGTGGCAATGAAGAATGGTAGGGACTTTATAGGATGTGAACTGAATCCTGAGTATATCAAAATCGCGGAGAATCGGATCAAAGCTGAAGTTCCAGTGACACTTGATACACTTCTTGAGGAACACGCATGACCTACGTACTGTCTGATTATTTAAATGCTATCAATGTGAACAAGGAACCACTCTTGGACGAGAGTGAGGCGTACACCAAGCAGTCGTATCCACCGTTTGTGGTTACCCGCTGCTTGTCGTATTTTCCTGATACT